TTAGGATCTAGTGCCGCAAGGTGTGGGAGTTCGAGTCTCCCCGCCCGTACTTAATGAGGAATTTAACGATTCCTCATTTTTTTTGTCATAAAACAAAAGGTTCTTTCCTTTTAAAATCAAGGCTTTCGAGGTAAACAAAGAATTCAAATAAGGAGTTCGGTAAACCTTACCATCGTACATGAGCTCTCTACCGAACACTATTTCTATAAAGTTCATTTTTTCTTGAGAAGACGCTAAATGAAAGATGTTCTTAACACTATTCAATTGAGTAATAGACGAATTATAATATGTATCAAAATTAGAGTTCGTTTGTTCTATACTTTTTATTTTTGACTCAACACTTAATAAATCCTTTTTCAAAGAATCATGCCATCTCGAATAAGTATCATCGTCAATTTTATCATCTAAAAACTTTTCTTCTAATTTTTCTTTCTTTGAAGTTAATGATGCTTTCTTTTTTCGTAGGATCACAATATCTCCAGCTTCAGATTTTAACTTAGATTTTAATAATTCTTCTACTTTCACTTTTAAATAATCAATTTGGTAGTCCTCGAAACTTAACGTGTCTAAAACTTGATCAAAAAGATTATTCGCTTTATCAACGTTATAAGACTTTCTGTGACCTGTACACTCGTAATACCAATAATATTTATATTTCCCTTTAGATTTACCGCAAGTCATCGGTTTTCCGCACTCAGGACACGTAATAGAACCTTTCAAATAAGCTATATCATTAAATCTATTCACAACTTTGCCAGTTCTAGCAATTAACGCCTGTACTCGATTAAAAGTTTCTTCAGGAATAATTGATTCGTGAATACCTGGTAAATAAACTATAGAATTATCCTCCAGTTTAAACTTGATTTCGCCAATGTAAACATGATTGGATAAAATTCTAAAAACAGCATCACGAGCTGTTTGTGTAAAACCTTTAACTTTAGCAAGACGTGTAGTTTCTGCAAATGAATAATTTTCTAAATACATATCATAAATGTATCTAACTATCTTCGCTTGCTCTTCGTCGATTAATAAAATTGGCTTTTTTGCATCATCCCTAGCATTTATATAACCATAAGGCGCAACGCCAAGGAAACGTCCTTGTTTTTTAGCAGCATCAATACCAAATTTCGTACGTTTACTAATCACTAATCGCTCAACGTGTGCCTGTAAAAGCATTTGAGTACGCATCTGAAAGAAAAATGGACTATCAATAGGAATCCCAATAGGTTCATGAAGTGATATAATTTTTATTTTATATTCTTCCTCCAGCTTCTGAATAACAGACAAAGCTTCTTGTAGATTTCGACTGAAACGATCGTATTTCATCACCACGAAATAATCAATATTTTTATGATTAATTTTCAAGAAATCTTCTAACTTTCTCCAGGCTTTTCTATCAAAATCTTTTGCAGATTGTCCTTCATCAATAAATGTATCAACCAACTCATAATTATTACGATTACAATACTCTGTAATCTGTTCTACTTGTCCAGAAATAGAAAAATGTGATTGATCCTCCCGGCTAATTCTTGCATAACCTACTACCTTTTTCATTTTGATGAGATGTTATTAACGACAATTTTTGCTATCAAATCTAAAAATAATTTTTCACGATCTGATAATTCTCTGACTTGAGTGTCGGAATTATTAGATTTTGAAGTTGATATTTTTACAATTCTTGACATTGATTGTTATAGATTTCACCACTACATAGTAATAGGGTGTAAAGTGTAATTTTGTAACTATTTAATTTTCAAACCTTATTTATCCGTACACTCTGTACAGATTTTGTAATTATTGAAGCTTTAAAGCTTCTTGGACAATTTTATAATGATTTTCTGTTGTGTAATTATTTACGATTTGATAGTATGCCCTGGTGTTAAATTGAGCAGAATAAGATCCAATTGACGTGAACGTTGGAGGAATATATGTTTTCATAATTTCTAACATAAAATTCAAATCAACTGGATCGGTATCGAAGCCATAACCTAACAGCTTACCGCTCTTTATCTCGTAGAACAGATTAACAACTTTTTGCGATTTAAGCATCGTCATTTTTACAATATGAAACTTAAAATTGATCATTAGATAAATTCGTTTTCGTTCTCATCTTCTGAATCTTCAATAAAAGTCAAACGAATATGTTCGGTCGTTTTCATTTTTGGTTTAGAACCTTCATAAACAACATTACCATATTTATCAACTAAAGGAATATTCACCATAATGCGATCCTCTAATTCATAATTATTAACCTTACACCAGGCATTTAATTTTTTCTTAAGACCCGCAGAAGTTAATTCGGACAAATACTTCGATTTTGATTCTTGAACATTCTTCAAAACTTCATCTTTCACAATTGTTAATCCTGAAATAGTAGGTATATAACGATCGGCCCAGTCTTGGAAATGTCTTCCCATTTCTGAGATGTACGAACGAAGTAAAATATTTCCTCCAGGAGCTTCAATTTTTTCTTCAGTTCTTAAGTAAAAAGATGTTGCTTGAAAAACGAAATTTAAAAAGTCGAACCATTTTTCTGAATCCCAATCCGTGTAAAGAGTGTAACCAAAATCGTCTTTTGGTTCGCGTGCTTTTCTGTCTTCATTCTTGGCGTGATAATAATCGGAAAACCCCATTATTAACTGACGTCGAGCCGAAGAACCTGAACGATCTCTTAACGAATAATTGGAAGTAAATACAATTTTTGGCGAATTCTGATACGAGATTTTGACTTTACTTTCAAACTTAACGTTGACTGTCATTTTACCTGTTGTCGCAGAATAAAATCGTTTGAAATCAAAATTTCGCTGTACGTCGTCTACAATCATCAAGCCTGTATGTGCATCCACACCTTCGAATAAGAATTTATCATCAAAATCTCCCTTTCCATCAACATCGTGTACGCCCATAATAAATCTCATGGCTTCAAAAAATAACGATTTACCAGCTCCACCTTCTGCAACATCATCTTCAAGAACTGCATTATCCAAAGCGAATGGCGACCAGGCTTTTGTAGGGTTCTTGAATCTGTGAGCCAAATATCCGAAAGTAAAAATCTTGTTCACCAAATGCTGAACTTGTTCACTATTTTCCTCTTCAGATAAATATTCAGATTTAATTTTAAACTTAGAACGTTCGTAAAAATCCTCTTCTTTATATCCTTTTTCAATGTAGGCAGCACGTTCTTTCTCCCAGTACACACGAGAGGTTTGAATCAAATAATTTAGATAATCGCAATCATTTTTTAGAATTTCAATATCATATATATCTTCTCCAAGCTTTGATATTTTGAAATATGGCGAATCAATCTCTAATTTTGATTTTATATCATATGATGAGATATCGCAATCGACTTCATCTTTAATCAACGAATCAATCAATTGAGATTTTAAGACGTAATTATCAAATTTGAAATTTTCTTGTATGCCTTTTGCATCTACTTTGAAACAACGATTTCCAATGAAAAAGAATTGACCATCTGGTGTATAATTTCTAAAATCTAACGTACGATTGTGCATGTTAGCCAAATGACTATCCGTAATTTTCTGAGAAGTAATCATCATATTCAACAATGCGTGTGGAATTTCTTTCACTCCCAACTCATGCTGTTTTGCTAACAAAAAGTTTCGGAAATAATCTTTTATAGATTGCGTAGTTTTCAATTCCTCTACTACGTAACCTTGTACGCGAGCAAAGTAATAACCATCTTTTTTTGCAGGATCATCAATTCTACAAAAACCATTTAAACGCAGAAAATAAAATGCATACATATGATGAAAATTATACGACACACGTCCTTTTTCTGAATAAACAACTTCCCAAAATTGAGCTGGCATCGCAAGATTTAGCATTTTTTGAACATTAAATGTTACTTCTTTGACAGGACGACGACCTTGAGAACGCATATAATCTTTAAAATCTTTATGAGATTTTTTTGTAAAAAACTGGTCCAACCATAAAGTTCGAACAGATAAAAATTCCAATGCCAGCTCTTTTCCTATACGTTTTCCAGTCGCATCTGCATCAGGAACTAAAATAACTTCGTGAGCATATTTTTTTAATTTCTTAATCAAAAAACGATCAGGCCTTTCTGTTTCAGAATTAAACCAAATTGGAAATTCTCCCAAACTCAGAAAATTAAGTCCATCACTTCCACCAGTTGCAAGAACTACACGCTCTAATTTAAAATCGATGTCAGAATCTTTTACATCACTTACATCAATACCTTTTTTATCTGCATAATCATCTCGCGCATCTTCTAAACCAGCTTTATATGCTTTTTTTACTCGATCTAACCCAAAAACAAATGACTTTGGTTTATTTCCCAAATAACGAAAACGTCTATCTTTACCATCATCACTCCATTTCTTAGCGCCTTTTGGCATATATACTTTCAGCCATTGCTCCTTATTTTCATTTTCGTTGATGAATGCTAATATTGGAAATTTATCTGTTGAGCGAAATGTATAAACTTTCTTTTTCTCCAGGTTATAATAGCTAAACTCGACCAACGAATGAAGATTAACAGACAAACAATGCTCTTCTTTAACAAAAGGTCCTAAAATATCTAACTCATAATCAGTGAATGATTTTGTGATAAAATGAAAACCTTGCTCGTTCAATTCATGTGGAAAATCTTGTTTTTCGCATTGACGAAATTCGTATTTATAAAACTCTCTTGTTTCTTCAAAAATTTGAATTCCTCTGTCATTCTGAAGCTCGCGTCCTATCTCAACGATAGCTTCGGAATAAGAGATATTTTTGTCTAAGGCGTACAAACCGAAACAGTCTTCACTTTTTATTGTTCCGCCAAAGTCTGTCATCTTATAACGATCGTTATAAAGTTTAATAGATGCAGAAGCTGTACGTTCGTCTGCTCGAACTTTGAAATTGCGTCCTGGAATAGCATCAGGATATATTTTCTGAATGATTTCTAAACCATAATCAGTTAGATCAAGTATTTTTTGTGATGCAGTAAGTAAATCACTCATGATAATGCTTCGTTATTATTCCATTCTTTAATGAATTGGATGATTTCTTTGTATGAAATAGTGTTTGTATTGATAACATTAAAACGTCTACGAACAGAACCTCCAAATAAAAATGCTTCAGATAATTCTTCTTTATATTCCAATATTATTCTTGGTGCAATAAAAAAAGGTTCTAAACCTAAAGAATTAATCTTAATAGGATTTCCTGAACAAAATGTCGTAAAACAATTAGGTGCGAAACTCGACGATAAATCATTAAACAATAAATAATCATCATGTTGACTGCTTTTTCCTAATCGCCAATCAAAAGTGTTTGGAAATTCAAATCTGTCAAATAAATCTACTGTTGAATAAAATGTGTTTTTCAATAACAATCGAATTAATAAAGATTTACCTGACATAGGATCGCCATGAATTATTAAATGCTTTTTTGAAAGATTATCCTGTGCTTTTTTGATTAATTCATCTGAAGGTTTTTCAGATAAAATATTTTGTTCTTTGTTACTCATGTGTAGGTGTGTTTTCTGTAAGTTTTACAATTCGATTATGAACCGATATCAATTCTAATCCGATCATTCTTTTTCGGTACCAAGTTGAAGCGCCAAATCTCTCTTTTAATTTTTTGTTTAATAATTTTTCACTGATAAATTTTCGATTATCAAAAGTTTCTTTTAAAAACTGTTTATATTCCTTTTCTCTGTTCCTAAGCCGAGCAATAGGTCGTCTTTCGCTTTTTTTGCTTCCTACACCAAGCAGAGAATCTGAATTTAGTTTTGTTTGATAATTCGCTAAATTTTCTTTTGATTTAGTAACTATCCACGTCTTAGAATTTAGTTGAGTTACAATTGACATACTTATAATTTTAAAGGATTAAACTCGTCCAAAGCCAATAAGAAAACACCTATTGCAAGTACTTCGGAATTATCAGTAGTTTTGAGATTAACAGTTTCTGCATTAAATGCTTTCCATTCTTCAATTGTACCTTGAGGCGCTTTGGTTTTCCAAATTGAAAAATTGTTTGCATGGATTTTCAACTGCTCTTTGATTTTTAGTTCAAGAAATTCTTTTGAGTCCACGTCTTCGAAAGATTCGCGGACCCGAGTTTTGATTTGTTCTGTTGTCATCACCAATGTTTTTTAAGGATTGATTTATCTGAAGTAATCAGTAGAACTCTAAGGATTAGTGTTTTCATAACTCAAAACTTTAAATTGGGAAATCATCTTCATTTGGTAAATCAACACTATCTGGAGCAATAGGTTTACCGCTTGATATTCTCAGATTACCTACATACACCTGATCGTCTTTTGTTGCATCTTTAAAATTTAATTGTACCGATGCGTCGTTGTTATATTGATCAGGCTCATCATTGATCCAAACATTGACATTGAAATAAATTTTTCCATTTTTTCCACGAGAAAATGCTTTGTGCCCTTTTTTAGCTTGCTCATTCAAATCTGATAAACAGATGCTTCCGTATAATAATTGTGACATATTTTTTAGTTTTCTTTGATTAACATGATTGATTTTCCATTTTTTCTAAAAACAATAAAACCTCCAGCTTCAGCAAATGGTTTTATTACCACACTCAACATCGTGTCAAGGCTTCGTTGCTTGTAATACAATATATCTTCGGACAAATCGGCTTGATAAGCATAATCGAGTAATTCTTTTAAATCAACAGGCTGATTCAAGTTTTGATACAACTTATCAAAAACTCTTGTCGGTATTCTTGGTAGGTAAATTCCTTTATCTACCAATCTTACTTTGTACGCTTCATTCGTGATTGCATCACGGTCAAAAACTAAACTATCCATTATATTTTCGCCCAATTTTCACCTCTTTTAATTCTATACACTTGACCAACAGAAATTTTAAATCTCTTTGCGATTTTAGGAATGTCTTTAGAAATTTTCAGAACATCTTTTATTTTCTGTACATCTTTCAATGTTAGTTTGCAATTTGGTGGATTCTGCGAACGGTCCTTTCCTGCCATTCTTCTAAATGTTGGTTCGTAATGCGCACGCCATTCAGCCTGTGTAACAACTTTTATATTATCTGCGTTGTTATTTGTCTTATCAAAATCGACATTGATTAGTTTTTGATTTTCATCATTTTTATCATACCCATGAAAAGCCACAGCGACAATGTCTCTCACGTAAATAGATGTACGTGTACCTTCACTATTTTTAACAACCCAAATAACTGGATATCCATTGTTAAGAGAACCAACTTTGATAGCAGTCTTCTCAATTCCAGTATGCATCATTTTCATGACTTCTACTTTACCATCTCTGCGAATAAAATATCTGCGTTTATCCGAATCTTCTAAACCGAATTGGCTTAATAAAATCTCTACTTTTTCCATTGCTAAGAATTTTTAATTACAAGTAACCAAATGCTGAAGCTGCTAATTCTCCGATATCAGTTAAATCACCATCATTCTCAACTTCGCCATCCTCATTTTCATAAAACTTTGAAATTTTGTCATCCAAAACAACCCATTTATGTGCTTTTTCAAATGCTTTTTCAATTCCTAAAACAGAAGAAATTGCATTAGATATTTTTATCAAATCTTCTCTATTTACATCCGAATAGGCGTCAGAAGAAAAACGATCAAGTCCAGTTTCTAACTGAATTTGTGAACAATCATTTAGAATTCTAAATTCAAATTCTCCTTGAGAATCTGACGATTTACAGATTGTTTGATATTGTTCTTTAATTATTTCCATGGTTAAGAGAATTTTTTATCAAACATATTTTTAAATGATTCAATTTGATTTAAACCAGAAACGAACTCTTCTAACCCTCCTTTCTCTTTTGATTTTTCATCAATTGTATTTTTCATAGATACAATTGAACAACATCTGTAAAACTCTTCTTTGTTCTCAGGACTTGGATCTAACTTATAAGCTGATAACTTCTCTTCTAAAGCTTCGATAAACACTTCTTCAGGCATAAAGCTTAACATGCCAATAAAAATTTCTTTCATATAATAATTATTTAAGTTTTTTAAATTATTGTTTCGTTTTTGTTACGTCGAAGATTTCATCTTCCGTAAATCCTTCTTGTTTATAAAAAGCGACTTGCTCAGGTAATCTAAGAGAATCACTCTCAGCCCTAACAAGCTTAAACAAAGTTTGTTGACGTATTTTCATATGTATACACATCCTTAATGAGAAATCATTGTCATTAAGAATTTTGTCTAAAATGCTTTGAGATAATTTGTAATCCATACTTTTACTTACTTTTAGTATTTACCATTTATACTTACAAAGTTAGATAATATTCTAAATAATACAAATAATAATCTAAATAAATTTATGACAACAAAAGAAAAAGTATTGCAATATCTTGATGTTAAAGGGATTAGTAAAGGAGATTTTTATAAAAAAACTGGATTTTCTAATGGTTTTTTAACTGCTGGAAAGCACATTGGGAGTGATAATTTGAAAATAATTATAGATAATTATCCCGATTTAAGCTTAGAATGGTTAGTAATGGATAAAGGAGATATGATTATTGGAGATAAAAATCTAAATAATCCAATGTCAAATGATTTTATTGAAATGCAAAAAATGCTTTTAAAATACAAAGACGACGAAATAGAACGTTTAAAATCTGAAATAGAAAACTTAAAAAAATCAATTGCAACAAGTCCTTATTATGAACGTATTGTTGCAGAACCAATTAAACAACTAACTAAAGAAGATAATAAAAAATAACCGAGGAATTAATCTAATCCCTCGGTAACAAACTCTATACTATATACATTAGCCGTTATTTGGTTTTTTGTAATCGTTTTAAACCATTGTCTTTTTCCATAGCAAAAAATCTCTGTTCGAATATCAATATTTTTGATTTGATTTTTCGAGACGATTTTGGTCCATTGGAAACCTATATTGGTTACACGATTGGTAAACCAAGGCTGTAAAAAACGCGCTATTTCATCACCATGCAAACCTTTTGGATTTATAGAATGGTTGTATCCTGCTGCATTCAATCCATCATAATACACTAACTGAAGAACATTTGCATCATCGGTAATTTTTGCAGTTGTAGTTCCGCGGAAAGTCGCCAACGGAACTGCAAAACCATTGATCGTAATTTCTGATGTATTTTTGTTTTGAATGCCATTTAATTTATACCCGTTTTCATCAAAATAGATTGAATCAAATTGAGCTACATCAGTATCAGGAAATTTAATAATAAAAGATTGTTTGTCTGTGAATTTTCGGAGTGGTTTTTCTATTTCAAAATTTCTAAAATCAACAGGATCTTCTCCAGGAGCAATTTTGATGTAATTCATATAAACTCGAGAACCATCGAAAATCAAATCATAGTTTCGCCAATTCTTTATCGTTGTCACCAATTCGCCAAATGTCATATCAGGAACTGCACGTTTTAAATCCACTCGATTTTCATTGAAAACGAACGGAATTGCATCTCCACTTTCCGAATGCGTTCTAATCGGATTAATCTTTATTTGAGCAACACCTATATTATTTTCTTCAGCATCGAATTCGTTGTTTTTTGCTTTTCCATCAAACTTGAAACCGATTGTCACACCTTCTAAAGCTTCAGCAATACTGACATCAAAAACCATTGTGTTGCCTAATGCCTCCGAAAACTCGAGAACATAACTATTAGGATCATTTGTTTGAAAAATTGTTTGTTCGAAATCGTTTCGATAAATAGAAAGTTTATCTCCAGTTTCCATCAAAAAACGACCTAAAAAACGATATCGACCTGGAGCTGTTATTTTTATTTTCTTGAAATAGGTCGTTTGATATCCAACGGTAAACGCTGTATAATCTAAATCGTAAACGTTTTCCTTGTAGTTTTTCTGATCACCTGTTGTGAAATATTCGCCACCAGAATAAACAGTTCTTTGCCTCAATGTTTCATCATTTAAAATATCTCCTGAAAGAATAAAACCCGCATCTTTAAAACCAATCTCAAGCACGTACAACAAATAAGGTAACGGATGTATAATATTTCTGTTCGCAACATCTGTATCATTTACAACTTCGTTTCGAGGAAAAATCCAATTCCCGGACTTTTGATAACGATTATTAATAATGCCATCAAAATATTTCCATTCTTCCGAATCCAAATCAAATTGATCCGTGATTAGTTTTGGAAAATTATAAACCGTTTCAGGATATTTTTTCTTGCAAATTTCTTCAGCATGCAAATAAATATCTGCAACATCAATTTGCATCAATGGAAGCTCCGAAAGAGAAGTGTCAAAATTTGGTAAATCTTCGAATCCACTATCAATCTGACATTTTAAAGAATTACCTTTAATTTCTAAAATCTCTAATTTGCCTTTCATTAATTTACCTTCGAACACGTGAGTGCCTTCGTGGTAACGTTTCAAACCTTTTGCTAAATGAGAAGAATAATGACCTAATTTCGATTGAAGATTACGATCCATATTCACATCAAAAGGCAAAGAATATTTTGTCCAAAAAGAATCCTTAAATCGTGGATTCTCTTCGGTTACAGAAATTTTGCATTCGCTTAAATCAATCTCAAATTCTGATGTTATAAATTTATCTTTCATCTTTCAATATTTTAAATTCTAACATCATCGATTTGAAACCTTTTTGTGAAGTACCTAAACTGTTCTTTTTAGCAGTTGGAATTGCTCTCACCGTCTTTTCTGGTAATTGAATAATCACAAAATTACTATTGAAAATCGCATCAATCAGCTCTACTTCTTCATGTAAAATCCAACCTGTATTGATTATTAAATTATCCGTTTGTTTGGTTTCAAATTTTTCTTCAGAACCACTCTCAACATTTTCAGAAACTGTATGCTCAAATTCAGTTGGCAACTCGTAATCTGCAGCACAAGAAAACCAATCAAAAACCAAATTATGCGTTTCAAAGAAAATGTTAACTACTTTATCTGAAGCAGGAACAGGAATCAATTTGACTTTTCCTAAATCTGCCACTTCATTGGAAACATTGAGCACCGATTTATTGAACAAAAACGAACGAACATTATATCCAATTTTCGCTGTTTGCCTTATTTTACTTAATAATTTTGAAACGTCAACATTCAATCCAATCATATCTGCAGATATCGCTAATCTTGATTTATTATTTAAACTTCGAAGTGGAAAATCTGTAAAAAATGGAAAACACTTTGGCTTATAACCTGGAGCAAAACGAACGTTATCCAATACAAAAGAGTTCACCACATTATCAGCTTCATCAATTTCAGAGAATGTCATTTTAACAACTGCAAATTGATAAGCATCAAAACTATCTTCGAAATATTTTAAACTTCTTTCTTTTGCAAAAAAATCGTTGATTTCTTCTCCTGGATAAAACGTAACTTTATTTTGAAAATATGGTAATTGATAAACTTGAGATTCGTTGTACATCTTATCGTATCCCATGAAAAACATATCCAATTTCATAAAAACTTTGACTGCTAACGGATTTACACGCGTCATGGCAACTTTGTTCTTATCTAACGCAAAAAAATACCCTGAGTGACTAAAATCATTGACAATATGTTCAACAACATTAACTTTGATAAAAATTGTTTTTTGGACTTCTCCAGCTTTCAAAATAATATTTCCTGAAAATAAACCAACACCTAAAACACTTGCAGTTTTTGATTCGAAATTTATTTTTCCATTTGCAAAAACACACGAGCTCAAGAAACTTGGAAAAGATTCCATTGTAATGGTTAAATTATTTGGATTATCGACCGTAATAATTCCTAAAGCTTTTTTATTTTCGGAAAGTAAAAGTGTGAAATCAAAATTATCTTGAGTTACATAAAATTGGTTTGCATCATTTATCACAGCTAATTTTATTGTTACACGTTTTTGTTTTCCGTCGGCTTTTATAATCATCTGTTCGCTATAATTACCCGCAACAATTGCAGTTTGTGACAATGAAAGAAATAACGAAGTTGTGCTTTGATTGTCTGTTTTTGTAACAGTTAAATTGAAAGGTTGAGATTCCCAACTAACTTGATTTTTGTTGTAAACAATAATTTCTTTATCACCAGACAGCACATTGTTTGCTAAATTAAATGTCAGATTAAAAACTTCTTTATTCGTTGTAATTGTGGATCCAGAATTATCTGTCTTCAGCATTTCGAGTACACCTTCTACAATTTCATTTTCAAGTTCAGTTTCAATGCCATTTTTAACGCCAAACGCTTGACATTTGATTGTTATTTGCGTTACTCCAAGCTCCAACAAATCGAGATTTTGGAAAGAATAGCTTAAATCTGTATTTTCTCCAGGTTGTATATTCAACTGATTTCCGTTCAATTTTGGTGATGAAACAACCGCCCAATCAACTGGAGAGGAATTCATAAAAGTTAACTTGAAACGAAAACCATCGTATGCAGGATAAATATAATGCAGTTCCGGCACTTGAATATTTTGTAAAAAAGTTTGTGGATTATTCGAAACAGAAAGTTTGGAAAGTTGCGGGTAAACTCTCCAATCAATAATCGGAATCGACTCGCAAACTTCCTCCCATTTACTCCCTTGCACCGACGTAAAATGACATTCTTCTTTTGTTCTTATTGGCATTTTGATATGATTTTAAATAAAACAATAATTAATTAAGTTGTGAAATTTCCCGTGCGTACGAACGGCTTTTTCGCGTTGATTATGTTTCCATAATTCGACCGAAATATTTGGAAAAAATAAGATAATCCGATTATCATCAATCCGAAAATCGACGTTTAATTTTTGAATATTTGTTTGTAGAAATCGATAATAAAATGGATTTCGAACTAATAAATCCACGTCTTTTGGTCGATAATTTTCGTCTAAACTTCCGTGCATTACTTTTGCTACAGAACCGCAGACCGAAAGATTTTCACTAACGCATCCGAAATTATCTTCTAACAATTGATAAATAGAATCAACATCTTTGTTTATCCGATTATTTTCAAAAACTTGGAGCTTCTGAAATAAATTATTTTCCTGAAGCTCGTTGTTCAATTTTTTCATAAGATTTTATCATTCTTAATATTTTCTTTCCATTTTCTGCATCTTCGATGATATACGCCATAACACCGTCATCACTTAATTTTTGCAACAACTCACGCACATCACTTAGTACAGCTATATATTCAATATAATTTGTGTTATTTTCAGAATTTTGAGGTGTGATTGATTGTGGAGCAGGAGAAGAACCATTAACAAAACCACCTTCAGCAAATGAAGGAACTTGTTTACTTTTACGAATACTCTCTAACCAGTCGTACGTACTTGCAAGCCTTGGATGTCTTGTCATCCAACGAGGTGAAACATGCTCCCATTCATGCAATCTTACATTTCCCGCATAAGGACGTTCACCAGTTGCATCTGGAGAAAGAGAACTTGGTCCCGTGAAACCTTCAAAAAAACCTCCTTCTGCAAAACTTGGTTTTTCAGGCAATGGTTGCGCTACAATTGTAGCAATTTGCAGAGCTCCTAACGCCCCAACAACAGCTGCCATTGCAATACCTAACGGACCACCCAACGCTAACGAATTCGCGACACCTTGTGCTGTAGCTCCAATTGCAGAAAATATACGTGCAACTTTTTCTGCTTTTGCTTGTTTATACTCAATTTCAGCTTGTTTATTCGCTAACTGAGTATCCAACAACTCAACTCCTTTATGATACTCTTCTTGCGAAATAAATCCTTGATTCAGTTGTTTTAAAAGCTCTTTTTGTTTTTCAGTTTGCTCTTTTTTGAATCGTTTTAAATCTCGTTCGCCCAAACTACGTTGCAATTCTCCAAATGAAGCGGCTAAATTTCCCATTGCGGCAAACACTTTTCCAACAGCCGCAACTTTACCTTCAGTAGTATCTAGGTTTTTAAATGTTTCCTCCCAATCCTTAACAGAAAATCCAAGAATATCAACTTTCTCTTTTTTAGATGAAGACTCGTCAACAACTGCTTTATTATCAGTTTGAGTTCCGCCATCAATTGCAGATCTCACCTGTGTGATTTTATCTTTTAACAGTTCTAAATCTGCAAGTAATTTCTCTTTAGCTTCACCATCAGTTAATTTAGAAATTGAGTCAACCAACATTTGCTCCTGAACCTTGAATGATTCAAGTTGAGCTGCCAACATTTTACGATCTGCCTCTTCTCTAAGTAATCGTTTGGCATCTTCTAATGATTTTACATTTTTAAGTTCGGTATCCGTTAATTTTAGATACTGAAGATTTTGAAGCTTTTCTTTTGCCTCTGCCAAAGAATTAATTTCATTTATTTCGTCTTCATCAGATCGGCGTAAAGCATTAATCCGAACGTTTTCATTATTTATAAAATCATCAAAATCTTTTGCATCCCAAATCTCTTTTATCTTACCAAGGTTGAACTGATGGGTTTTCTCCATTTGTTCAATAATTTGATCATTGATAGATTTTAGATTTTGACGCTTTTTATTAGCGGTTTCTAAACCAGAGATTGCTTTTTCAAATTCTTGTTTCGCTTCAGGAGATTTTGTTTCAGATTTTGATTTCTCTAAATCTTTAATCTGCTCATTAGATTTATCTATTTCTTCTTGAATATTTTTATTCTGAATTTTTAAATCTTCCTTTTTACGCTCAAAATCGCGCGTTTCATCGTCAATCGCTTTTTGACGAGATTCATTTAATATTTTTTGTTTTTCGTCTTCATACGCTCGTTGAAACTCAAGCATTTTATCATCAGAATCTTTCTTTAATTGCTCTGCTTTTTTAACTTCCTCTTTAGAACTTTTTAAATCCGCTTCGTTTTGACGTTTTAATTTTTCAGCCGCTTTTTCTTCATCAGATTTACCACTACGATTTTTCTTAACATCTGGAACTACAACATTTGTTTTTGTAGGATCATCTAAAACAGTTTCTGGATTCTCATTAATAAATTTCTTTTGTTCTTCATTTAATAATTTTAATTCTTGAGTAGTTTCCTCTAAATCTTTTCGTCTCATCAGATAAGCATCTCTAACAATTGGGATGTATTTTGACAATTGTTTTTCAACTTCTGACATATTCTTAATCGCGTCAATTTGTTTTGCTTCCGCAGCAGTCATTTCAGATTTTTTACCAGTTACTTTCTTTTCAATCCAAGTACCAGCACCACCCATATCCATCCAACCTTTATCAACATCTCCAGTTGTAAGTTCAATTTGCTTTTTAAATACTTCTTTCTTTTTCTCGGTAATTGCCTCAGCATAGGCTTGTTTATTTAAGGCATCTATATATTTATTTATAATATTTACACCCTCTGCAGTTTTTATATTTTGCAAAGTCAATAATCCAATATGATCTGGAATTATTTGATTTAATCTTCTAATAGCCTCTTCTCGTTGATTATTAGACACCGTTTCACTTCTTGCAATCTGAACTAATTTTTCAATTTCAACTCTTTGATCAGAAGTTTTTTTAGCAGCTTCAACATTCAAATCATTTATCAATTTTTGCTTACGTGTTACTTCATCTAGCTCTTTAGAAAATGCTTTATAAGCAACAACTGCTGTTGCAATTAATGTAATTAATATCCCCCAAGGAGATGCTTTTGCTACAACATTAAATGCAATAGTAGCCGCTGTTATTCTTTGAGTATTTAAAGTAACAATCCCAAGAACTACATTATACGCTAATAAACCAATACGTTTAATCAGTAATCCTGCCGCTTGAGCCTTATCTGCAATAACATTTAACCATGTAACTTTTGTCAAATTACCTGTTGAAATAGTAGCTATCAATACACTTGTATTATAACCAAGAATAGCAGTCCCAACAACTTTCAGGATATTTCCTAGAAAGGATAATCTATCTTTAAAACCACTAATTTCCTCCCCTGCATCCTTAGTTACACCAGTTATCCATCCTAAAATATTAACCAACCATTCAAAATGATTGATAATATTAGTTGATGTAAACATGTCGTTAAATTCATTTTTTATTTTTTCAAGAATTGCAGGAGCATTGTTGTTCTTTTGATTGAACTCATCTTGTAGAGATGTCATTTTATCCATCTCAACAGCAGCAGTTTTCATAGATTCTCTAAATCTATCTGTATTAGATGAAGCAGCACCAACAGCTTTTTGAACTTCTAATGTGTTAATTTTTAAGCTTTCTAAAACCTTAGCCGTGGTTGTAGCATCTAAACCTTTCATACCTTCAGCAAATCGTAAGAAGAATTCTTCTGGCTTTGTATTAATTAAGTTTTTAGCTTCTTCAACACTCATATTCATCGAATAAGCAAAAGCTTCTATATTACGACCAGCTGTTGACATAAAGTTAGAGAAACCAGAAGAAGCTATTTGCGCATCAATACCAGATTCTTGAAAAGCAGAACCTAATCCTAAAACATTAGCAATTGCAGGCCTAAGAGCTTCTGGCAAAGTACCAACTCGCAATGCAAAATCAGAAATATTACCTTCTGATGCAGTTCCAGAAGCTGCTAAAGTATTTAATGCAGAACCAACTCGATTAATAGCCTCTGCATATGTCATTGATTTTGTATCCTCAAAAAGCCCTTTAATTTTACCAAGTTGATCAACAACCCCTTCTAATCCGCCCTCAAAACTATCTCCTAATGCCACATAAGCTTTATCTACCTCTTGTACAAAAGCTTTCATTTCTTCAATTGGAACTCCTAAACGTCCTCCAACTTCAGCAATTTTAAGACGGTCAAGTTTTGAAGTTCTTGTATCCATTTCATCAAAAGCATCCCAAAGCTCTTTTACTTCTGCTAAGGACATCCCCGATGTTTTCTGAACATCTGTCATTGCATCGGCTACTTTTAATAACTGATCAACTGACATTCGACCTTTATCAATTATTACATCAAAAAATTTAGACGCTAAATCTGCTGTAAATACTTGACGAAAAGTGTCGCCTAAACTCAAAAAATTTCGACGTAAAAAACTTATTTTTGGAGCTGCTGAATCAATAGATCGAGAAACTGCGTTTATCTCATTTCGAACTTCTTCAAAACGAGCACGTGCTAATCTAACTTCTGCGGCTTTATCAATAAATTCTTGTGTCCCTGGAGTAAGTTTCTTTAATTCGGACTCAAGTTTTCTTGTAATCTTAGATACATTTGAAAATGTATTTTCAACTTGACTTCCATTAATATATAATACACCTGTAGTTGTTATTCTAGTACCTGATGCCATACTGCATTAAAATTTGACGCAATATGCTTTTTGCTTACAACAAGCTAAAGGACATAAAAAAAGCTACCTTTTTAGGTAGCTTTAAAAATTTATTTCTTTCTGAAAAATATGAGAAAAACAAAATAACATAGTATTAAAATAGAGATGAAATAACTAAACTCAAAACCAATACAGAAAGTTTCACCGATAAATGAAGCAATAAATATAAAAATATACGAAATCAATGGAAAAGCATATACTACTATTCCTATAACGATTAAAGAGTATATTAAATTTTTCATATCTACAAGATAGCTAATTTTCTAAAATTTTCTTTACTTCAAAAAGTAATTCTTCAGAACGAATTTTAGTAACATTTTCCATCACAAAATCGACTACACCAGAATTTTCTATTGCTGAATTAATGAAAGGCTGTGCTTTCATTTTCATAACATGAGATTTAAAACCATACGTTATATTATTTGGTTTAGTTCTTACCCTTGTCCCTCCATCTCTTATTCCATCAACACCAAAATGTTGTACAAATCCATGTCGAGCCATTTTGATTGCCAAACTTCTCATGTAAAAAACTTGATTATTATTTCTTTTTAATCCATATTTTTTAACACTAGCTTTTGCTGTTGCATCTTTTAAAGACACTTCATTATTATCTCTATTAACATGATTTTGAAAACCTGAAGTTTTTTGACGCAATGCAGACTCTAACATTTTTTCAGCTTTAGCTGCAACTTCTTTTTCTGTTTCGTACATAAATCAAATTTCAATAAAAAACAACGACTTAAATAGGACAAAAAAACCTGTACAATGTACAGGTGTTATATTGGTGAGATGTTTAAAATTTTGCGGACTTTAAGAAATTAATCTTTAAAGTTTTTCGTACAAATGCCATACGAGAATGCGACCAACTTCAACATCTTCAAACTTTGGTTTAATTCCTTTTTTAGGATTACCTTCTGATATCTGAACTTTGTCAAACAATATTTTTTGTTTTTGTTGGAAACCTAATTCCAACAAAATATCATACACATCATGTTCGTCGATTGGATTTTCGGGAATAACACCACGAAACCAACGCAACATTTTATCGGTAGTTGCTTCATATATCGGTAATACTTCGCCAAAAATACTTGTTGGCTCATAATATTTTGCCAAAATGGTTTTCATTGTTTCTTTATAATCGTGCATTATTCTAAGAATTTTATTAGTTTTTCTGTCTCTTTTCGATTATTTTTTAGAATAAATGATAAACTTAAAGTTGATTTAAGTAATTTCAATATCAATTCTTTTGCTTCGTCATCTAAACATCCATGTTCTAAATCGTTGTCGATTAGTGTAAAAATATTCTCTTGTGTAGACTCTTCGTCAAATAATAGAGATTGTCCCTGTAGCCAAATAGCTAATTTTTCGTTGAAATCCATTACGCAGTATATTTTTGAGTAAACACCGAAATCATTTTATTGAAAGCAATTAACACGCTTTCGCCATGTGCACTGGCATTTTTACCATCTTCAACTTCTATTATACAAAAGTGCGTGTTTTTCTGTATATCCGAAATGACACTAATACGTGCATTATTCTTGCTTCCTTTTACTAACTTTTTATCCTTAACCAAAAAAGTTGAATACAATTTAGTCGGTTTCATTAGTTAGCGTATTTCAGATTATACAAAAACACCATTTTGTTGTACGCTCTTTTGAAGTTTTCTCCGTAAGCAAAAGATGTACGCCCAGTAACTGGAGAATTGAAAGCAACTTGATAAGCACCGTCTTGAGTGCGTGAAATTTTAAGAGCTCCTTTGTTTTCTTTTAAGAAGTTTGTTCCTGTTGATTTTGTTGTTTTTCGCATTTTATAGAATTTTTAAAATTATTCCTCATTTAATGCCATAAAAAAAGCCTTAGCTTTCATGGCGTTTCGCGAAAAACAACATTCCGAGGAATATATAAAGCCACTACTAACTAAGACCTAAATCTTAATATTTTATAGTTATTTCTTAAAATTTGTTTGGGAATTTTATAGACTTTCCTCGTTGTCGTTTTTCGCTTTACAAATATACACACGAAATTTAATTGACAAAAAAAATACGGAATAATTTTACGTATTTTTTTGTTGTGTATTTTTTATATATCTATTATCCAAAAACTAAAGCCATTATTACTGAAAATACTATAAATGCCATAAAAATAACAAATAGAATAATAATCGCTTTTTTACAGCCTTTTATATTTTCTTTACGACTAATTTCTTTTCTTAATTTTATTTCTTCAGGACTAAGATTCGGAAAAGATTGTGCGGTATTTTTATTGATTAAATTATCAGATAAATTTCTTTTTTCTTGCTCAGATATTCTTTTTCTATCCGAATTTTCCTTTACTATTTTATCATAATTAGGAAACCATTCATCAAAAACATCATAAGAAAAGATTTGATAATCTTCTGCAATCGCATAAATATAAATATTTACAACAATCATTTCATAAGAATATTCATCGTTTTTCCTTTTCTTTAACCGACAATCAACTGTAAATTTATCAGGAAAACTCAAATAATAAGCTACTTCTAAATTCTCCGATCGTGGAATATAACCAATATCTAAACTTTGAAATCTAACCGAAACAGCTAAGGGATCAATTGGGTTATTATCCTCAATAATCAATTCTAATTTAGAACCTGCACGAGAACCTTCAGAATTTTCATATCTATTATTTCCATAAATATCATTGTATTGCGTTCCAGAAAGCATTAAATCATAATCAGTAACTAACTTTTTCATTTATCTATTTGATATCTTTTTATTAAACAACAATGCTGTAAAAAATAAAATTTTCTTCAAAATTTATAATTTGCAATAAAAGTAATAAAAAACAACAATAATATAAATAAGGTTTTCTGTAAAAAAGCAGATAGGGACATAAATGTCCCTATCTAAAGTAAAATTAGTAAATAAAAATCACGTGCAAACTTGATCTATATCTTTCCAATCAATTGGATCAACGCTTAATAACTGTTTATTTCGGAGGTTGAAAAATACTTCAACACCAAAGTCGGAAGCAGAAAGTTCAACTGGAGAAATCTCCACCGAATCTTTTATAAAAGAATTGTATAAAAAATGATTTTCGTTGTGATTATCATACTTTATTCTTGAGATCACTTTTAGCGCTAATTGCTCTGCTAAATCAATCGCATTGTATTGCGCCTCGTAATTAGCTGTATCAATTTTATTGAACATGATTGCAAAACCAATTTGGCGAACTGCAATAGTATTCTCTTCAGGTCCATCAAAACCTAATTTGTACTTAAACAACGTTAGATTAGGAGAAGCTAATTTATTGGTAACTGCTGCAGTTCTATTTGCCCATTCTCGCTGAAAGAATCCAACAAAATCATTCAAAAAATTTGATTGATCGACTAAATTATCGAAGTAATCTTTTATCGATTTATAACTACTTTCCATTTGCTGCTGCTTTTGCTTTGTGAAATATAATACTTTCTGATAACACGCCCAAAAATTCATACACACGAACTTGGTCCGCATCTTGTTTTTTACCTAACGGTTGCAATTCATCCATTGCCATACCTACAATTACTTTATCAAATGGCACAAATTTGTTTTCCTTTTTATGAAAAACAGGTTTCAATTTATCTTGTTCAGAATCTTCTGAGGCTTTTGGAAAAACGATAGGAAAGCGATCTTCTATGTACATTCGTGTAAACAAAAATGCCAGTGCAATTGCCTCCATTTGTTTCATTGGAATTTTATCTGTGATTTTAGAAACTTCGACCAAATCCAAATCATCAAACTTTTCATTCTTACGATATAATGTCGCAACAAGTCGTTTCAAATTAATTTCGCTTCTGTCATTGTTCCAAAAATGAAAGAATGTATCAATGGTAGAAAATTGACGAATCGTAATATTTTCTATTCGGTCAGATGGCTTAATTAAACCGTCGATTTCTGGAAACTTATAAAATTCCATCGAATCACGTAAAAATGTTACATGTTTCTCCAGCACGGAAATTGGAACTTCATTCACAATTTTTTTAAATTGCCTTACATCACTGTACGAATTTGAATTCTGATAACAAAGCAAAACCATCTGAACATAGGTTTCGGAAAAATCTTGCGGATCAGCATGATTGAACAAATGTGCAATCTCATGAAGTTGCCATTCGTTCAATTCATTCCACGAAGTAGGAACTGTGATGTTTTTAATTTTTCCCATTGAAAATACGGTTGATAAAATTCTGAAATTTCGAATTTTGTAATTTATTTTTATAAACAGTAAGCAAAACAATTATACCTGTTGATATAATTCCAAACCAAAAACTAAATCCAAAATCTTTTAAAGTTTTATCCTTTTCTTTCACCTTCGTGACATACGTTGTGTGCGTCTTGTAGGTTGTGTGCGTTTTGTAGGTAATTTCGGATTTATACGTTGTATTAATTTTGTTAGAGATGACTTCATTTATTTTATCTAAAGATGTCGATTTCTCTTGATTAAGATTTCCTCCAGATAAATAAAATTCTTCCGTTTGTCCATTTTTGGTGTGCTTAAAAATTAACGGAATAATATTTCCTGAAGCATCGAATAACGGTTGATAATTCAACTTAAACAGCTCCGAAAATTTATCATTCGAAAAGTCGTAAGTCGAATTTTCTTCCTGGTTAAATTCTGAATCAATTTTCTCAAAACCTTCTGTATTCAAAACAGAATCGATTTCCGTTTTTTGTTTTTCGGTAAATTCTGATTTTGATTTTTGCAAGACTCTGCAATTCGAGAACAGCAAACATGCTGTAATAATTGCGATAAAAAATCCTATGCGTTGTAAAATATTATTTCTCATAATTTTTAAAATTCGTTGATTAAACAATACGACATCACTTGTTGTAAGCGTGTCAAATTCATTAATTCTTTATATTTCGGAATATCATTCACCACCTGGCAGCCAACGCTCCAAGCTCCGATATTTACTTTCTTTGTCTTCGAATCTAAATTATAATCGGATGGATGAAAGTTGATCCCGCGATTAAATTCTTCTGAAACAGATCCCGCATCACCTGACTTTTTATTTTTGTTACGATCTCGTATTAAATCAACTCCAGCAGTTTGTCTATAAGCAATTACTTTTCCGTTGTGTAGTCCTCGCGTCCATAGATTGTAGTACCATTTATCAGCCACCACAACAGCAACTCCACGTTCGTTGTATTTCTCAGGATTTAATAATCCATTTGCTCCAGGATTAGTAGTTCCACTCATCACCATGATAAATTGTTCTCCTTTGAACAGGTAAAACTTATCATCAAATTCATTGAAACGATCTTCCTTGGATCTCACTCCTAAAATCCAATAGTTTTCAGGAATTTTAATAAAGTTGTTTAATTTTCGGACACGCATTAAAAGCTGTGAATCTGTGTAGTTCTTAACCATTTAATTGATTTTATTATTGATATAATTTTTGACTAATTCAGAAACATTGCTCAAGAGCTTTTCCGTTTCATCCAAAATATCTTCTGAAAAAGCACCCGCCATGGAACAAATCGCATAAACAAATGGTGTCGGTAAATCTAATAATGAGGAAAGCGAAATTCCCACAACCCAGCCAACAAACATGGCTAAGAAAATAGAAGCAAGAAAACGTTTCCACGTCATACGTTTTCGCATTCTGTTTACCAAAGCACCAACAAAGCCGCCAATAAGAAATGGAACGCCAAGCTTTTCTGCAGAACTCTCAAAAAAATGAAGTGCTTTAAATGCTAAAGTCAGCAAGAAGTCGTAGAATGTATTTTGTTTCATCTATTTATATTTTGTAGACCAAAAATGCACGATGAAAAGTTGAAATGAAAGGACACAAATAAACCGACCAAAATAGGTCGGTTTTTGTAATTAATTGTTGAAAGATAATACTTAGTTACTTCTCAGTTTCCACAATAAAATCCTCAATAATTGTATTGCTTGATTCTGTAATGTGATCAACTAAACTTCCTAAATCCTCAATAGGTTTTATTGCTTTAAAATCTAATTGCCCTATTTCAGCTAAGTAGCTTCCAGATAGAATTCTATCGCCTTCTGCGTCTATTTTACACAAATTAAAAGATATAGCCTTCGGTTTTGTTCCATTTTCATAATTAAATGAATAAGTAGCTTTGTAATTTTCAGAGATAATTTCTGAAAGAATCTCTGTAGTTGAGCGTTGCTCTAGTTTAAATTGATTTGTTTCCATTATTTTATATAATTTAAATTTTGTGTTTCTACTATTTTTCCACTTTGAATAAAATACACAGTTGCGTACTGTTCAAACTTTTGACCTCCAGTTGGTGCATCTCTAACGTTAAAGGCTCCTTCCATTGCTCTAAAATACCAACCGTCAGTAATATTATTTACTCTGGTGTCATTAGTTATTTTATACCCAACATAATTAGCGTATTGAGCATTATTAGGATGAGTTCCATTGTAATAATCCCAACAGACATATATATTATTATAGAAATATTGATAAACCCAATATATGTTAGGGTAATATTCATCAGGATTATGTCGTACAGAACTAACTGTTACATTATTTTCAATAAATGTTTTTAAATCGGCTTTAGCTGTATTATAATCGCGTATTGCAATATTTGTTTTTAATAATGTTACACGCGACCAACTTTCAGATGTGTAATTAACAGGAACTAATCCTCTTACAGAATCTAATTGAAACAATGGTGCACCAGATTCATTGTACATATTAAAAATCCATTTAGAGCCGTCATATCCACGTTCGAAACCTAAAATTCCATTGCTATGGTAACCACGTTCAAACCCGCCGTGAGACATTATCCAACGTGCGCGATATCTATTATTGAAATCGGCTCCTGCGAAAAGAAAAATTGAATCATCATTGTTATCTCTTATACCTGAAAGACCTCCAGTTCCAGTACTTCCTTGACCAACCAAAACAACTCCAGTTGCAATAACATTATTATCGACAGTTGTGTTTAAAAATGAAGTTACTTTGTTAATTCTCTCTAAAGTTGAATTTAATTTATTTTTCTATTTCTGTAGGAATAACAAGCTTTGACAAAGATCTGTATTTATCATTAAAAGCAGATAGAAAATATTTTTTATCTTTTACTAAATCTCTAAAAATATAATCACCACTACTATTTGATACTGTAGTCTGCATTACTGTAGCGTTGTCAGTATCTAATAGAGTAACTATAGCATTAGGCACTATTGTATTTGTTCTATAGTAGACACGACCGTTTATTACATAATCGTAATTATATAAAATAGGCAATGAAACGTAATCCGATTCTTCTGTACCTTCTGAGTTTGTAGCAAAAAAAGAAAACCTTACACTTCTTGAATTTGTGTCTAAAATAAATTCTTTAGCTCCCAAACTATTTGAAACAAATTCGACTCTTCTTACTCCATCTTCTATAATAATAAACCCACACTCTGTAACATTAGCACCTCCAGAGCTGATTAAAGTTCCTTTAAGCCTAAACTTTTTGTTTGTGTTTATCTCCTCAAATGTAGCGTAACTTATAATAGGTTTCTGAAGCAATATAAGATCAGGCAACTTAAATGTTACATATCTAGATTTATTGTTACCAAGACCGCGCCAAACAAAACCATAAAATAAATTTTTCTCATAATCATAAGCTAGCTCATTAATCACACCTTGCAAAACTCCATCATTGCCAGTTTTATATTGATACCTATACTTAACCATTTGAGGAGCTTTGTCTAAAGTCCAGTCTTCAACACTTTCAGAATCTATAATATATATAATCCCATTTGTTTTTGAGTCTATAAGGGTTTTACCGAAAAATAAAGAAGCGTAAGACATTGTTTGAGAAATGTCATTCTCATCTAAAGACTTAGACTCAAAAACCTTCATGTCTAATTTTCTTACACCTACCGCGCCTATATCGTCTCCATATTTTCCTACAACTTCATTTTCAGACCCTAAAAACAAATAATTTTCATCTGCCGTCATGTCGTCGGTAGTTTGAACCATTCCATTTTTAGCGACTACTGTTAGATTTGACTTTCTAACCTTTACAATCATACATTTGTAACTTGTTACGTATGATGTATATGCTAAATATAAAAACTCATCATCTAAGCTACTAGAGTGAACTTCTGCATTTCCAGTAATCTCAGAGCCTAGATCTATCTGAGTTTCTAAAATGGGATTCATGTAAAACTTAGAGTCGTCGTCAAATTCTCTTATGTCATATTTCTGTAAGTAATCTTTTAAAATAGATTGATAAATGTATTTACCGTCTGTAAGAATTGGTACGCTCGACGACCCTGCTTTACTCTTAAAATCACCCCTCTTATATACATATTCCTCCGTCTCTATATTAAACCTTACAAAACCTCTAGATCCAGCCATGTACAAGTATTTACCAAACTGAACGACATGTTCAATAAATGTAACTAACTGCCCAGTTTGAGAATCTCTAAACTCAAAATACTTAATATTATTAGTATTATTGATGTCTATTTTAATTAAACTATAAGGATTACTGGATGTAGCAGATCGAGACGTTCCGTAAAAATAACCATCGTAAAGTAAAGAGCCGTGCAAACCTAAAGACTCAAGTTCTACATTGTCTATTATTTCTATTTGTTTTATAGGTGTAAACGATTCTACTTTTTCATTTTTATAATTAAATTCATCAAAAGTACCGTCCTGAAACTCTATAATAGATCTATCGTTTAAAGACATCAAAGAGGTTATTTTATCAGTCTTCTTAACGTCTGTTAAAACGTTTTGAGAACTGCCACCTTCAAAAACATGAGTTGTTCCGTCTGAAATACTAACTTCAGCTTGTATTCTAACTTTTTTTACTAAACCAGTCCAATTTACAAAGCTTGCATTCTTTAAACTTCTTAATGAATAAACTAAAAAATCATTACTGTTAAAAGAACCTCTTTTGTTAGAAAAATTAGACTTAGATAGCTCTGCATTAACAGTAGAATAATCATACACGTTTCTCTCAGAGTAAGCAACAATATCAACTCCATTAACTTTAAATACTAACTTGTAAGCCCAATATCTATCCCATATCTTATCCCATTCATAATGATTTTGACTCAATATTATAACATTGTCTTGAACTCTTAATATAACACCTATAGTGTCGTCGAATAGTATTTGATCATTAGATGTATAATTATCTGTAAAAGGAACTTTAGAAGATGCTCCGTACAAAGTTCCGCTTATACTAGAAACAGACTCTCCAGATGGAATGTTTAATCTAGGTTCGATCAACATACCTCTTTGGTCTGCGTAATTATATCTGAATGAATTAAAAGTAATTGCCATTTTTTTTATTTAAAAAAGATTAATATCATAATTAGGAAGGTCATTTATATCTCCCCCACCCCCTTTAACTTCAACCCATTCTCCAGTATCGCATAAAAATTTAACCCCAGTTTTATTACTCGGAGGTACTAACCCTTCTCTAGACCCTTTGAATATATCAGATAATGGAAGTTTTTTCCACAATGTAGCTATATTACTAGGTTCTTCACTATTCTGATCTTGTAATGATTTATAAATAACCTCTTCATGAATAACTATAGCCTCTTTCGGGTAACCATCATTAAATCTAGTTATATCATATTTTGTTATATTATTATTTATTGAGTAATTAAATACTTTACCTCCTTCTACATTTTTAGTATTACCAAATTCAACATCTCCACCGTTTTTATTTTCTAATGCAGTAACGTCGTCTTTTACAAGTTGAATGATACCTTCAAGAGTATTTATATCGTCCTCAGCCATAATTAAACCTGCTTCTAAAGCTGTCGTTCGATTTTCTAACGGTGTCAAATCTTGCATTGGGATTTTCGTCTCACTTTCCAACTGCCAAACATTTGCAGTCTTTCTGAAACGAGTATAATAACCTTCCTTAGCTGTTAATCCATTTTTATAAAGACCAGAAGTTTGTGCTTCGTAAACACCATCAGGTAAAGAATTTAAAACACTTAATTCTTGTGAAGTTGTTATTGCTCCTATGATTCCAAAATTAGCATCGGCAATTGCGTCACGCGCGTCATCCAAAACCGTTAACAAGGTTTCTTTTAAACCAGTCGCCGAAGTTCCTGCATTCTTTCCAGGTACTATATTTTCGTTGATTTCTTTTTTTGAGTTCTCAAACATAATTATGTAAATTCTTGATTAAATTCGAATGTAAATTCTCGTGTGAATACGCCTTGATCAATCCAATTATGTTGATTTACGAAATAGAAGATTGGAGAATTGCTTGTAATTTTTACAACAGCTCCAGAATTATCTTCATATTTTTTTTGAGTAGAAACATCAGCATTATCAATAAATGCACGATTACGTAAATTACCAATCACCCAGTTATTCCCAACAGCGTCTACCACCACAAAAATCATCGGAGTATTTTTGTGCGCTTCAATAAATCCTAAAACTTTTGTTCGGAAACCAAGAATCAGAAATTCTAATTCTGTTTTAGATTTTTTGCGTTGGAGTGGTCCTGATAAAGTTTGTTTCAATTCGTTTTCACCAATCAATACATCAATGCTATTCCAACCGCCGCCTCGGAATTCGATTCCGTTTTTCGCAATACTTACAAAATCATCATAGGTATTTTTTAGCGTTGGTAAATCTATTTTCTCAAAATATGAAGCTGGAGCATAATAGACTTTTGTCTTTATCCCCGATGCAAAATTGTCTTGTGGACAATGCGTTAAATCTTCTACGTTAACACCTTCAAAACTGTTCATCACAAGACAAAAAAAAGACTACATAACGTAGTCTAAAAGGACGGATTTAATACCTGTTATAAATACAATCCTGATTGTTTTGCTCTTATTTTGTAGGCAGATACGCCTTTGGTATAACAAGGAAATTGAACCTTATTGTTTTTGATAAAATTTGTGACCATCTTCAAACTATTTTCTGCTAAATACAAAAAGTTTTGGCCAGCAATTAATTTTGATTGTGCATCCAACACCTGCGATTTTTGCCAAGGCAGTTCCTCATATTGAACAACAACTGCATTTTGTATGAAAACAAAGCGAGGCAATAAGCTCGCGTAATACAAAGCGTAGAATGCGATTGCAGATTTAAACGCTTCGGTTAAATCTTTATTTTCTAAAATCTGATCAAAACATTCTTTGTCTATTAATTCTGAAACTTTCAAATTAATTGCTTGCTTGATGTATGGTTGAAGCAATGAAAAAACTTCGACAGAATTGTTAATCGAATAAATTTGATTGAATTCTGATGGAGTAGTGATGTACGAATTGATTGTTTCGAAAAATGGAAGCTGAGATTTTAATTGTTCATTTTCGGAAATCAAATCTATTGCATTTGAAAAATAATAATCTCCAGCTTTTAACAACGCTAATCCTAAATCGCGAACATCCCACCAAGGTGCGGTTTTTAATTTCTCTTGAGAAAATTGCTCAATACCAGTGCTACTGATATGCACTTTAATTTTTGGAATGTTGAGTACAAATGAGAAATGAACAGCGGCTTTTGTCAATAATCTGAAAATTTCGGGTTGTGATATTTTTAACTCCAGATAAATTTCTTCAGGAACAACTTCAAAAATTTTACGAAAACCTAATTCTTGATCAACTAAACCCCAATCGAAATTTTGCGGTAAGATTAAATAGTTTTCTAATTCGTTCTGATTGATAAAATATTCCATTTTCTAAACTTTTTTTTTGGCACTTTTACACGCAATTATTAGTTGATTATTTTCTCTTGTCCGTTTGGATTTTTATCCAAAGTTGTTAAGTTCATCATTGGATATTTTCCAAAAACTGTCGGATCCCAATTGTTCCAATATTTAATGTTTTCGAAAATTGCCAACGTACGCATTTGCTTAATCGGAAACTTCGCACAAAGAATCGTCCACGCTTCTCGTTTGTCAGATCCTGATCCACTCAACGATTTACCTCCAAATGCGCCACCATTAATTAAACAAGGATCTACTCCCATTGGCGTCAAAATCTCATAATTAGCTGCAGAACCATCTAACAAGAAATCACCATTTGATTGAGGTTGTGGAACTTCTTCGATTTGAATTCCTTTAATCTCTTTCCCCGTATCACGATCACGAAAAAATGGAGTAATTAAAGATTTGCCCGAACCTTTGTTTGATTTTAATTCTGAATCAATTAAATCAATTAATTCATCTCGTTTTGCTTGACGTTCTTCAGGAGTGAAGTTATTCCAGTCTTCGCCATAAACGTGTGCAAAGTAATCGTCAGCGATGTGAATGATATATTTAATGTTCAATTGTTGTTCGAACATTAATTTTTTAAATTCAGGCAGCGCCAAGACAACATCAATCCAACCATTTTTAAATGATGAATGCCAACCTTTGGAAACGTAAGTTTTCTCAACTAAAAGCGTCTCAATGATTGGAATTGTAAATTCGAAAATCTTATTTTCTTTGCAATATTCTTTTATCTCACGAATTGGAATAGTTGAACTGAAACAAGGAATAACAGCTGTGTTTTCTTTCTTAAAGTTTTCCCAATCGGTATTGACTCCGATATTATTTATTCGTCCCATTTTATCAGGAACTTCAAAACGAACATCTGCAGCCTTAGTTCTACGAACAGAAATTATTTTATCGCCATTTGGTGATAATAAGTAAGTAGGAAATGCCATTCCCCACGTTTCAAAATCAACAATGATATCAGAGTTAACATTTTGATAATTGGTATCTAAAATAAATTCGTTGATTTCAGGAAATGAAGAAGTAAGACGTTCTCTAAAATCTATTCCTTTTTCAGTTTCAATTCCTTGAAAAAGTTGAAATCCTGATCCAAAATGCGCAGCAATTAACACATCAACGCCACCAATTGCTACACCAGCTTTTTTAAATTTTTTAGCAAAATTTTGAGGATATAAATTATCATTTCCCCACGGAAGCCATTTATTATCAACTAAAGTATCAACATTATTTTGCTTAAAATCTGTGTGTTTTGGTCCGTCTTTGGACTTATTGAATAAGACAACAGCGCCATTTTTACGACCACCTACTGCATATATATCTTTTGAAATTTTCATTATAAAATGACATCTAATCCGTTAAACTTGATAATGAAAAGAATGTGTATTTTTTTAATTCCTTCATTCGTTTTAATATTTCGCGTTCTATTTTTCCAATGATTTGGATTTTTGAAATCAATATCTTGTGAAAGTCTTACAGCGCCAGCAGTTTTAGGCGGTTGCATTAGTGTAGCGTTTTCGTATGTTACAAATCGACCGCCTGATTTGTTTTGCTTGTTAAAAGTCCGAATTGAAATAGTGAAAGGAATCGGATTTTTTCGCTCGTCCAATTTTCGCATTTCGCTGAGAACTTGACTCAATAAAATTGATTTTTGCATAGTGCGAATATTGTTCGAACAGCTTTTAAATGAAAGGACTAAACTTTTACTTATCAATTTACACCCCTCATTCTCATTATTTTTTTTATTTATAATTGAGTATCAAAAAAGTAAGTAATAAAAAGCGGTCGTAATTCTCAAAACCCGAGTGAGCACCACACGGCCGCCTTATTGATTTCTACAATTGCAGTTTTTAAAAAAAACGATATATGTAATAGTAAACCCGCTAATACAGCGGGTTTAGTGAAAATTTCAATAAAAATTCGAAGAAAAATCGAGAAAAATTGGAAAATTCGATGAAAATCGGATCATTATCCATGTAGATTCGTAACCAAGTACGATGACTGATACCTTGAGTCGATCAAATGCCAGAACTGCCAATATAAGTTGTAGTCTAATGTATCAGAGAAGTGAGTTGCATGCTCCTGAAGAATCTTTTTACTTCGTTCGCTCGACTTATCTTTTTCGAAAGCATCATCACCTTTCAATGGAGCATTTTCCATTGAGATAATAAGATTTGGACAATTATCTGCATTGATTCTAACAACAGGTAATCTCACATCATTTTCAGCAAAAATATAATTGATTAACTTATACTTAGCTAAATGCCCTGGGTTGTTCGTGTTCGGAGTTTTATCCGTTACTTTCCATCCTGCAGCTCGAAGTTTATTGATAACATCTTCTACCAATGTTGTCTTACTATTCGCTTCCTTCTTAGCTCCCGACTTGTCACGATAGATGTGTATCTCTTTACAAGAAGCCTTATGTGGTTCATAGTAATCAATAAAATCTTGCACTACATCATCTAAGATGTCCGGGTGTTTACGATAGAATTCTTTAATGAAGTTGACAGTATTCAACGACTTCAAATATTGAGAAACCGTCATACAGTTTATCTTCCCACCAAAGTCAAGATTCATTTGCAAAGGAACTCCACGCACTAAATCATTATCATATTGACATGTCGGTTTGAAATCATTCAGCGGTGGAACTAAGAAGTCTTTATCTTTTTTATAATAATGCTTAGTTGCTTTTAATTGACCATAGAATCCATCTTGCACACCTTTCGGTCTAATGTTAAGAATTTCTGCATTGAATAAAGTTTGACTCAATGCTTCCTTCTGCATATCTTGAATCCAACCTTCTTTTAGATTATGAGCGTTAACAAAAGCATTAGCTTTAATAAATGCGTACTTGTGCGGTTCTTTTTCTGCTAACTTCTCACGTTTCGTAAACCAATCACCCGTCGCAGTCATTGCAACAGAAGAAACATAAATCTGTGCATGAGCCATTGAAGCTTTAGAAAATATTGTCTTTTTAGCACGATTGGTTGTGATAACATTGTTGTATAATCTCTCGTAAGTTAATAAAGCTGCCTCGTCGCCAATAATCCAATAAGCATTCAATCCGCGACCTGAGTTTGGATTATCCAACGAAACCATAACAGCAATTGTTCCATTACGGAAATGAATAACATTATTCCAACTATCTGGAGCTTGAAAAGGCATCTCAAATCCTAAGTCTTTACCACAACGCCCAACAACATAATCAATACCTTCAAATAATCCCCACATTTCCATACCTTCCTTGGTAGATGGTAATGTTCGCGATTTAATTTGTACGAAAGTTTCTCCAACAACAATACCTGTTGATCGAGGCATTTGTTTTACAGCTTCTTTGATAAACCAACCAATTACAGTTGACTTACCAGTTCCACGAGCTGCCTCAATGGTTATATTTGGAATCTTAAGTTTCTGATTAGCCAGCACCGCAGATGCTTGCATAAGGTTTAATTCTACTACCTTGGATGCATAAGGCATTAAAATATTACTCATCTTGATCCTCGTCCTCGTCTTCAGGTTCAACAACTTTAAAATCGACATCTTCAGCTCCAATATTATTAAAGTCTAATACACCATCACCTGATAATGTTTTCGTTAATAACTTTGTAACATTACGAGGGAGCTTAATGATATAATTAGAAGCTTCTAATTTTTTAGGATCAACTTTTTGAACTGTATCATGAAAATCATATAAAGATTTAGCTTGAGTTAACGCTCTTGTTGCTGCGTCAATATCTCCTTTTTTCAAAGCCATTTGATACAGATTATCAAATTTTTCTCTAAAAACCATTCGTTCAGCCGCAAGATTTACCTGATCTAAATCGCCAAATAAATGCATTGCTAATGGATAATATCTATAAGCTGTAGAAAATGAGATTGGATAATCTCTCTCAATAATTTGAATAATCTGATGCTTAGTGTATTTATTGTTTATTCGAAGACTCCAGATATGCACCAATATATCTTTTAGCTTTTCATCTTTTTGTGAAAGCTTAACGGAATTTTCATCAATATACCACGCTTTGATGCGTTGATATGAATTATCTTTTGTAAAATTTACGATATCCATACAACGAATTTAGAAGTGCTAATTCGCTATTTAAAGGACATAAAAAAAGCCTCTAATTAAGAGGCTTTTTATTAAATAATTTTTCAATTCTATTTTTACCAGCTTCGAAATATTCTTTGTCTATTTCTGTTGAAATCCCTTGCATTCCCATATTAATAACTGCTTCCATTGTGGACATTGAACCACCAAACCAATCGGCTACTATAATATCTTTTCTTTCTTTGTCTTGAGGGATAACTAAGGCTAATAATCGTTCAATTAGTTTAACTGGTTTTTGTGTTGGATGTATGGTTTTGTAGTGATCGCTAACTTCATCTATTATTGATATTTCTTTTGAACCCTCTTCAAGAGCTACAGCATCAACAATAGTTCTATTTTGATTTATATTAGAATCTTTACTTCTTGTACTATTAAAACTTGAATATACAGATTTGTAGTATTTTTTTTCTCTAGTTTTATAATAGTTTTTTAATAAATCGAAAGTCTTTCTATTTCCAAAAACAGTTGATAATCTATTTGCTATTCTTTGAATTTTTTCAGGATCAAACTTGTATTTTTCAAAAACATCAATTTTCACTTTATTAATCTTGCCTTTACCTTTAGAAAATACTGAAATAGTTTCATGTGTCCTTCCTAAAGGTAAAACTGGAGAAGTTATTCGTCTTTTATTCCAAATAATCTCTTCTTTGAAAACAAATCCTAAACTATCTAAAATACCATTCCAACGATAAAATGAAATCCCGCGACCAAACATTACAATAAAGCCATTAGGAGTTAACAATCTTTTACACTCAGAAAAGAACAATTGTTCATTGAACGGACGCTCTAACTTTTGATTTTTTAAATACAAGTATGGAGGATCAATACAAATCACATCAATACTTTCATTTGGAAGTCGTTTCATGACTTCCAAATTATCATCGTTATATAGTTGAATGTTTTTCATTTAACGAATGAACACATCTAAATATAAATGATAAAGGACTTTATTTCAAATCAAATTTTTGTATTTCTTCAGCTGATAATTTTTGACCATTTCGGACCACATCATAAGCCAAGTTATTCTCTTTCATATACGAAACCCAACGACGTATAATGACGTCAACAAAACGTGGATCTAATTCAAATCCTCTACAATTTCGCCAGTTCATTTCCGAAGCAATCAAGGTAGATCCTGAACCAAGAAAACCGTCAAAAATAATTTGATTTTGCTTTGATGAATTTTTAATCAAATAACCAATCAAATCAATTGGTTTCATTGTCGGATGATCCGAATTTCGTAAAGGCTTATCAAAACTCAAAACTGAAGATTGTTTACGATCACTATACCACGGATGTGCGGCTTCTTTATTCCAAGCATAAACCATGCATTGATGATCATCTTCAGGAGTTTCATCCTCACAACAAATCACAGGTTCATGCTGCATATGATAGTCAAGGCGACCAAGAACAAATTGATTCTTTACCCAAATCAATGTCGATGAAATTTTAAAGCCTGCAGATAACATTGCATTTCTAAAATTCACAGCTTCAGAATCTGAATAAAAAACATAAGCAGGTCCACCTGGAGAAGAAAACGAATAAGCATTTGAAAAGAAATCAAACAAAAATTGATAGAAATTATCATTCGACATTTTATCATTTTTGATTTTCAATTTTTCTTTTGTTCCACCTTGATAATCGACATTGTATGGCGGATCAGTCACCATCAGATTATATTTTTCATCTCCAAATACTTTATTATAACTATCTACAGAAGTTGAATCACCACAAAATACAATGTGCTTCAATCCTTTGTCTTTCGAAATCAATTCAAAATAATCTCCATCAATGCAGTTTGGTTGTACAGGTAAATCTGCATCAAATTCTCCTTCATTTTCAGGAGGCAAAACTGCATTTTGTTGCAAAAATTCATCAAAAGCATCTACATCCATTCCAATTCCTTCTAAATCGATATCTTGGAAAAACTCTTCGATTTTGCTCCAATCAAACTCTCCATTGTTAATGTTTGATCGCAACATATATTCTTTAAATTCCTCTTCAGATAATTTTCTGTTCGGAATTCTTACATCAACTATATCATTTCCTCGCTCCAAAATATAAAGAGCTGCAATGCGTTGATGACCTGCAATCAATACATTATCAAAATCGATGACTGGAATTTCAACCAGGTTAAATTTTTCTAAACTCAACTTTAATTTTGTCAATTCTTCCTCCGAAATTTGTCGAGGATTAAAATCACATGGTATTAATTCTGATACTTTTCGTTGTACCGTATACCATTCTAACGGAGCTAAAATGTTTTCTTTCTCCGAAAATTTGTCATTCTTCATATTATATCTAAATTTGCTTATCTCACTTTTCAAATAATAAAGACTCCAACCAGAAGACTTATTTGTCCTCCGCGTGGAGTCTTTATACTCTAAAGTTTGAAAGGTGAGATGTTTAAATTTTTGCGGAGGACTTTTTCCTTACTATAACCAACCTAATTTTATTGCATAAAAAAAGCCCCGCATTTGCGGAGCCTATAAACTCATAAAGTTTTAGAAATGGTGAGATTGAAAATTAGAACTCAAATAAACTTATTGATCTAATAATAGGAAAGGACAAAAAAATCCCACTCGGTTGAGTGAGATTTTGTATTGAATCGCACTGATCAAGTAAAAACAACTAAAAATATATCTAAGCAAGGTTGTTTTAGATATACTTTTTCGCTTAAATAGAGGGTTTAATAAAAATAAGGGAGATTTGAGTTTATCTAAGCAACATCTAAAATCAAATAACTATCAAATAAAAATTAAGATGTAGCCAAACTTTTCAAAATGGTTACAATCTTATTCTCATCCAAAATCAATTCTTCCAGTTGTTCTTTTTTAAATTGAATTGCAATATATTTTTTATTGTAATTCGGATCTGATTTTACAGGCAACTCTTTTTCTTTTTTCTCAATAGTTTGTTTTCTACGACAAATCAAAGAAGCTAAATTTCTACGCTCCTGGTCCAACTCAAGAGGAGTAAATTTTGAATAATCTTTTTTCGATTCTGTTGGTAAAATACGTTTGTTTTCATTCCAATAATCTAATGAATTTTTATAACGATCAAATTTAGAAATCGATTTAAAAATTTTCAATTGCAATTGATAGGCATCTTCTACATCCAATGGAACTACATCATTTAACTGAATTTTATAACTACAAACTTTTATCCAAGCATTGTAACATTCTTGATAAGCAGAATGTAATTCGGTTGGATATTGCGAGATAAATCCAATAAACGCAGGCTTTGTTGGTTGTATTTCTTCCTTATTTGATTCAGAAACATCTTGGTACTTTTTTTCTTCATCTTGGTACGTTATAGATTCTTTTGGTTTCTGCTGAGAAATCAAATAACTTATTTTAGCTCGATTCTGAAGCGTTGGTAATTTATGCCGATTAGCAATTTTATGATCTCCTCCGTTCTCGAGATAAAACTGTATATTTTCTTCGTGTGTTTTCATTTTTTATGATATAAAAAAACCTCGCTATTTGCGAGGTTCAACAACCTAAACTACTATATGAATGAAATTCTACTTCGCTTTGCGAATGGTTGAATTTAAACTTTTTAAAACTTCTTTCAAAACTTTTAATTCAGAACTATAATTATATGGTTCTCGAATTTTTATAAGCTCTCTTATTTCTGCAATCGATAATTTTTCGACCAAAGATTTACCTGTTGATTTCATAGCAAGAACAGGCGTTCCTGTTTTCCAAATTTCGAAAGCATCTTCAGGAACTTCATCAAGTTTTATTGAAGTTCCATCGGCTCTATGCAATATAGAACCGACAGCAACTGTTAATACAAAAAATTCTTTCATATTCTATCCTCCAGAACCAACAGGCGTATCAGCCAATTCTAAGATATCACCATCAAATGCCCAAAGTGCATCATTTGCAGTAACATTGAAAGCAGTTCCAGAATTCTCGTCGTATTTCTTAGCAGTAGTCGCATCTGCTTTGGTCATATACGCTTCTAAAACTACCCATTTTTGTCCTGCAGAATCTTCAACCACATAACACATTGGAGTATTTTTGTGACGCTTTATGAAACCTACATTTTCTTTCACAAAATTAGGAATCATTCCGTCAAATTGAGCTTGATCTTTCATGTTACCTTTCGCACCAACTAAATTTGATTTCAATTCGTTTTCGTCGATAACTAAATCAATGCGTTTAAAACCTTTTGTTGTTTCAGGCTCTAAAGCAGTCAAAGTAATACTTTCTGCGTATGGCGTATCTTGAGTTAAAGTCGGTTTTGTTATCGTTTTTAACTGTGCCATAGGAATATACCAGCATTTCGCTTTTACACCTCCTACATTGGCTTTATTAGGACAGTAAGTTAAATTTTCTGTCCTTACCGTTGCAAATGAACAATCTTCTGCCATAGCTTTATTTTTTTACGATTAAACTTGAATTCCCACCGATAAGCTGAAGCTTCAACTCATCATCTTTTGCAATTTCTTTTTGTGATACTCCTTTTCCGTTCAACAAAATATGTTGTGGAGCTGATGCTGTAAATTGATATTTTTCACCTTCGAATTCGAAAGCAACTGGATCTACTTTTTTATCCGATTTTACTTCAGACTTTTGCTCCAAAGCATTTTCGCGAGCGTCTAAATCAGCCTTAGCAGTTTCAAAGGCAGCTTTTTCCTCTTCGAATTGAGCTTTTTCATTTTCAAAGGCAGATTTATCAACGTCAAATTTTTCTTTATCTAAAACAAAAGTCTTAGCATCTTCAGCTAAAGCTTCTTCAAGTAACTTTAAAGCTGCTTCTTTTTCGATTAACTGTTCCTCAGTTAGAGGAACAGCTTTTTGTGTATCTTTTGCCATATAATAAGATTATACAGTTAATGTTAACTCGTTAGGGTAATACAATGCATTTTGCTCTGCATCGTTCAATCCACGTTTTTTCAACGCGTCCGAAGTCTCAATAAATACATATTGATTAACAGCGAAATCATATCCTAAATGGAATTGGATAAAGATTTTCATCACATAATCTTGCACCTGAACATCATCGATTTGCGCTGGATTATCTTTGCGATCGTAAAGGCGGAATAAGTTTCCATCAACCCAAGCAATCATTTTCGTTAAACCAGGAACACCGATTAAATCACGTCCATATTTCGTTTTCTTACGATAGGCTGCGTTATAATCAATTGTCTCGTTTGCAGGAGTTTCACGTGCTTCAACGTAATCAAAGAATAATTCCAACGGAACTAAAATTTGTTTAATTGGTACACCTTGAGGTAATCCACGCTCAAATGCATTTACTTTTGCTACTGGATCATTCGCTAAAGCAGCATCGATTGGAATTAAGAATGCCGAATTTTCTGTATCTGCTGCAATTCCATTCACAACTGCATCAATTCCATTCATGATTTTACGTAAATCAGGATTTGCAGAACCCACTTGCGTAGCGTCGTATTGAGATACAATTGTTGCAGTAGATAATTCTGAAGTAATTTTACCAGATAACATATCTACGATGTATTTCGAAATAGGCATCTTATCTGCAGTTTTATCCTCTTCGTATAATTCTTCTACCCATGAACCGTAAACATCATAAGGATTAATTCCTAAGTTCACTTTTAAGTGGTAGTTTTTCGCAACTTTATTGTTGAATTGTGCAGTTCCGTAATCTGTCCATTTATCCGAAAAAGCTTGTAACAAATTCGTCATCAGAATAGATGGAAAAGACCATTTACCTTTAACCTTTCCTAAAGGGTTCGCAAACTGATTTAACAAAATTTCTTTTGATAAAACAGCAGGAGTTAACGCCATAGGATTTGCATTTCCGTAGCGAATAACTTCATTTTTGATGTCATCAACTTTTATACTTCCTTTTGCCATTGTGCTAATTATTTATCGATTTGATTGTGTTCAGCATTTGGATCGAAAAAGCCTTCTTTAAACTCTTCCTCATCTTCTTGCTTGTCTTTTCCGTCTGTCTTATGGAATGAATGAGTGTTTTTAGACTCACCGTATTCCGTACACTTTGCGCTCAAAGCCTCTACAGCTTCAGCAACAGTTTGTCCTTCTACAGTCTTTAATCCGTGTAATTCGAAAGCAGCACTTAATGCTTCTTGCGTTGCAGTTTCATTTGCTTGAAGAGTTGCTAATGTCTCAGCATCTTCAGCAGAAGTTTGTTTTTCTAAGGCATCTTCAATTTTTTGAAGTTCCTCTTCATTTAAGCGAACATGCTTTTTTTCATTCTTTAAAAAATTAGAATGAAAAACAAAAGCCTGAATGCCTAATACAGCTAATACTCTTTTCATGATTATTTAAAATTTGTTTAATGCATCTTCAATAGTTCCGATTTCGTCTATTAATCCAACTGCCAAAGCTTCTTTCGGTCCATAAGTTTTGCCTTTGAAAACCAAGTCATCGTCCTGGATAGATTCGCTCAGATTTTCTTTCATTCGTCCAATGAAATCTTCTGTCATAACACGAAGCCTTTCTTCATAAGCTTCCTTATTACCAGCTTGTAACTCGCGGAACTCTTTGTTTTTTTCTGTAGATTGTGGAGCATAGATTTCATAAATTGTTGCACCCCATTTTTCGAACATTGCAGAGAAATCTTGATACGACATCATAGTTCCGATAGAACCAATCATATCTGCATATGGAGAAGCCATACGCATAGTCGCTCCCGAAGCAATATCCATTGCTGCCGAACACATATAACCATTCGTATAAGCAATAGTCGGTTTCGATAAACCTTTGATTGTTGCAGTAAGTTCAGCAGTACCTGAAACCATTCCGCCACCTGAATCGATATTCAACACAATTCCTGAAACTTGCGGATGTTGATCCAAATTTTTCAGAATTGAAATCATGTCTTGCGTACCTAAATAGTAGTAAGAACTATACTTCATGATAGGACCACTAATATTTAATACAACAGGAAAAACATCAGCTCCTAAATCTTGAGCTTCGGAAGCTTGTAGTTCTATATTTTTATGTGCTTTTTCGACAATTTTCTCAGCAGATAAGAAGTCTTTTTGCTGATATCCTAAAATGATTGTAGGAATTATCGACAATAGAAAAGCCTTGTCAATGGCTAAAGGTGTGTTTATAAAATTATTTTGTCCGTGTTGCATTCTAATAGAATTTCACGGACAAAAATGTTATTTGAAGTAGTTTTGTGAAAGGACAGTATTTAATCTACATTTCATCATCATTAGATACTTCTGCAAGAACGACATCATCTCCTTGAAAATTTTTTCCAACTAAAAAAGTTTTACTGTTAGGAAGCTTATCTATGAATTTTAATAGAGAAGATTTTTCTTTTTCATTTAACTTAATATTTAAATTAAACTCTTTTTTCAT